TGTCAATGGTATTACAACACTGAACAACTACTACGGCAACGTAACAAATATTCGCAGTATTGGTGTCAACGGCAACCTTACTAGCCTAGGCGGAACTACCTATAGCAGCGGAGCAACAGGTGTTATTGTAGGTAAACTACAAACTGGTGTGTCCACAATCGCCAGCATCCCAACAGGTAGCCCAACAGTATTAGGCGTATTGCCTGCAGGCACTGGTGCATTCAGCTATCAATTGGACAATGGTAGTGCATACCGTTTTGGAACTGTTAAATACACAAGTACTGGTAGTGCTGTCACATACGAAGATGACTATACTGAAACAGGCACAAGCCTTGGTGGCAACTTGTCTGTTAACACAGCCGGATACCTAAGTTGCAGCGTAACAACTGCGGCTACCCTAAAATACAACCTAACTCAATATATTAGTTAATGTGGAAACTTGATCCCAGCGAGCGTGTTGCTCGTTGGCGTGCTTTTCGATTAAGCCTGGGCGCCTTGCCCCTTGAAAAGGCTATACTGGCAACTGCCGAATTTTGGCGCGACTGTCCTTACAACGCTTACTATTTGGATCCCGCTGATCCAGCGTCATGGCCCACGGCTTGGGATTTAATCGCCGAAAATTATTACTGTGATATTGCAAAAGCTCTAGGAATGTTGTATACTATTGCTTATAGTGGTCACGGGCAGTTGCCTATGGAACTATGCGTATATAATGATCCAGAAACAGGATACGTCTATAACTTATCTGTTTTCAACAAGGGAAAATATGTTATTAATTTCCTTGACGCAGCGATTGTAAATATTCAACAGGTCGAAGAAAAGTTAGTATTAAAGCGGCGTTATAGCAGCACAGAATTAAAATTACAATAAGAGGTATCAATGAGTAACATTCAAGTCACAAAACGAAGTGGCCGTAAAGAGCCATTAGCAGTTGAAAAGTGGCAAGCACAGATTACAAAAATTTGTGCAGGCATTGCTGATGTAAGTCAGTCAATGATAGAGATTAAAAGTCAACCACACTTTTATGATGGAATCACAACAAGAGAAATTGACGAGATCACACTACGAGCGATTGTAGACTTGATTGACGTTGAGTCTAATCCTGACGTTGGACACGTTAACTATCAATACGTGGCAGGTAAGCAACGTTTAAGTATGTTGCGTAAAGACGTCTACGGAGACTATACTGTACCCAGCCTATACAGTATCGTCGTTAAGAACGTGGCCACAGGACTTTACACTCCTGAACTACTAGAGTGGTACACTAAGGAAGATTGGGACCGCATGGATGCCATGTTGGATCACAGCAAAGACGAAGAATACAGCTATGCTGCTGTGGAACAACTAATTGAAAAATATCTAGTACGTAATCGTTCAACCAAAGAAGTTTATGAAACTCCACAAATTCGATACATGGTCGCTGCGGCGACGGTATTCCACAAAGAAGAGCCAAACAACGCCCGTATGCGATTCATCAAAGAGTACTACAACGCGGCAAGTGACGGCTTGTTTACTCTTGCTACTCCAGTGCTTGCTGGTCTTGGAACTCCAACAAAACAATTTAGCTCTTGCGTTCTTATACGCAGTGATGATGACTTGGACAGTATTTTCGCGTCTGGTGAGATGATGGCCAAGTATGCCAGCAAACGTGCAGGCATTGGTTTAGAGATTGGACGCCTACGACCATTGGGCGCTCCTATTCGTGGTGGTGAAATCATGCACACTGGCATGATCCCATTCTTGAAGAAATGGTTTGGTGACCTACGCTCATGCAGTCAAGGAGGTATTCGTAATGCAAGTGCCACTGTTTTTTATCCCATCTGGCATCATCAATTCGATGATCTTATTGTGCTCAAGAACAATCAAGGAACCGACGAAACCCGTGTACGACATATGGACTACGGGGTGGTGCTTTCTGCTTTTTTCTGGCGTAGATTTAGAAACAAACAAGATATCACGTTCTTTGACCCTAACGAAGTACCGGATCTATATAACGCCTTCTACCGAGATACCGCGCTTTTTGAAGAGCTGTATGTCAAGTATGAAAAGCAACCGGGTCTACGTAAAAAGTCTATGCCAGCCGAGGAAGTTTTTAAGAGTGGTATCTTAAAAGAACGCACTGACACAGGACGTATCTATCTTGTGTTTATTGACAACGTGATGAACCAAGGACCATTTGATCCTGAATATCACACAATCTATCAAAGTAATCTCTGCTGTGAAATTCTCTTACCTACAAAATCTTTTAAACGATTGGACGATGACCAAGGACGCATCGCGCTCTGCACCCTTGGTAGCATCAATTGGGGTGCCTTCCGCAATCCTGAGGACATGCGCCGTGCTTGCCGAATTCTTCACCGCAGCCTCAACAATATTCTTGACTACCAGGATTTCCTTTCTATACAATCAAAGTTGTCCAACGATGAAATTCGTCCGATTGGAATTGGCGTTACGAACCTTGCTTACTGGCACGCCAAACGCAACTACAAGTATGGCGAAAAAGACGCACTACACGACGTCAAAACCTGGGCAGAGCATCAGGCTTACTATCTAACTGAAGCGTCAGTTGAGCTAGCCAAAGAACGTGGACGTTGCCTACACAGCGATCAAACACGTTACGGCAAAGGCATCTTCCCATGGGAACTACGTGCCAAGGGTGTTAATGAACTTGCTGACTTCACACCTGAACTAGATTGGGAAACACTACGTGCCAATATGCGAGCATATGGTGTACGTAATGCTACACAAATGGCCATTGCTCCTGTAGAGTCTAGCAGCGTTGTTATTAACAGCACAAATGGTATTGAAATGCCTATGCAGTTGATTAGTGTTAAAGAATCAAAAGCTGGTAGCTTGGTACAGGTTGTGCCTGAATATGCTAAACTGAAGAACAAATATCAACTCATGTGGGATCAAACAGACTGTACAGGTTACTTGAAAACCAGTGCTGTACTTGCTGCCTACATGGATCAGAGTATTAGTACCAACACATTCTACAATCCAGCCAACTTCCCGGATCGTAAAGTGCCAACCACATTGATTGCTAAAAACTTGATGCAGGCACACATGTGGGGTATCAAGACATTCTACTACAGCCTAATCAACAAACAAGGCGCTAAATCGGCACCAGAAGATAGACCCAATGTAACTGACGAACAAAAGTTTTGGAATGCGATTAAAACGCCGGTGACACAACAATATGATGACCTTGAAGATGACTGCGAGGCATGTAAGCTCTAATTGGTCGCAAGATGAATATTTTGTTCTTCTATCAATCACACGTCATGACTGTACTACTGGACAGTCTGACTCGTGCTGGGCATCAAGTTGATGTGTTGATACCTGGGCCAAATTGGTTGCCCAGTCTACGTCGAGAAGGATTAGACAACTACTACACCATAGAGTGTCAAGATCCAGACGACTATAAGAACAAAATTGATCAATGCTTAGATAGCGGAAAGTATGACTACTTCTTTCCAAGTTGGACAGATGTGTTTACACTAACCGCGGTAGCAGCCAGTGAACGTAATTGCTTGCCTGCTATTACAAGTCAAGCAGCACAGTGTATAGAAACTAAAGATACCTACTACAAAATATTTGAACAGTTGGATATCCCTTGTCCCCGCGTCTATCAATTGATTGAGCCTGACGCGGTATTGGATACTGTTCCTGACAATGTACAGTTTCCTTGTGTAGCTAAACCTAGTCATGCTGTCAGTAAGCCAGGCATGCAGATACTTGAGAATCCAGCAGAGCTAGTTGAGTTTTTTTCAGAACAGTCGCAAAAACACAATACACAGTATAATCCTAGAGGCAAACCCTATATGCTACAGGAGTATATTGCAGGAGATGTGTTTAGCATTATGGGTCATGTTGTTGACGGTCGAGTCACAATTGATTTTTGTTATGATATAGAATCTGATTGTGCGCCTTATGCCGCAGAAACTGGTTGCATATTTCCTAGCAAACAAGATACCAGTCTACTGATTCCTTATATTGATCGGTTTTTCAAACACCTAGGCATCAACAACACTATTTGGATGTTTGACCTCATACGAAATCAAGACAATGTTTATTTTATAGACTTTGGTGCCAGGGCACCTACCAATCCGCAGTTACTGGTCAAGTACAGCGGCGAAGAAGATTATGCAGCAAAACTAATGGACTGTTTGTTTAACAGAAAAGAATTTGTGTTAAATAACACACAGGCGGTAATTTGGAGACAGATAAAATTACCTGCAGGACTACTTGAATCATTAGAGTGTAGCAGACCTGATCTAGCAGAGGAACTCTATTTGCCACAAGAGGCAATATGGTCTCCTACTAGTGATTATGAAGTGCATAGAAATCCGTATGCTGTAATAGTTGCAGATACACTAGAGCAAGCAGAGCAAAAGTTCTTTGACCTCGTACAATCTATTGTAGTAAAATACAAGGTACAATTCAAAGATCACTATTCTGAAATATTTTGGAAGAAACAATGTCAAAACAACAATATAACCTAAACACTAAAACAGACTACCTAAGTCGCAAGATGTTTCTTGACGCAGCAGGTCCTGTAACTATTCAGCGCTTTGAAGAAGTCAAGTATCCCAAGATTGCCAACTTTGAGACAACGGCACGTGGATTCTTTTGGGTACCCGAAGAAGTGTCATTGACCAAAGACGCAGCAGACTTTAAAGATGCTAGCGAAGCAGTTAAACATATCTTTACCAGCAACCTGCTACGTCAAACAGCCTTAGATAGTTTGCAAGGTCGTGGCCCTAGCCAAGTGTTTGCTCCTGTGATCAGCTTGCCCGAACTTGAAGCACTAGTCTACAACTGGACCTTCTTTGAGACAAACATTCATTCACGTAGTTATAGTCACATTATTCGCAATATCTACAACGTGCCTAAGGAAGTGTTTAACACAATTCACGACACGCAAGAGATCGTTGAAATGGCGAGTAGTGTTGGCAATTACTATGATGCACTACATCAAGTTAACTGCCGCAAAGAACTAGGCTTAGAAGTGACTGAAAAGGAGCATATCCGGGCAATTTACATGGCCTTACACGCTAGTTATGCACTGGAAGCGTTCCGTTTTATGGTGTCATTTGCTACGAGCTTGGCAATGGTAGAGAACCGCATATTCATGGGCAACGGCAACATCATCAGTTTGATTCTACAAGATGAATTGTTGCACAAAGGTTGGACTGCCTATCTCATTAACCAAGTAGTTAAAGAAGATCCACGTTTTGCAGCAGTCAAAGCCGAATGCGAGCAAGAAGTCTACGCATTGTACATGGATGTTATCCGTGAAGAAAAAGCCTGGGCACACTACCTGTTCAAGAAGGGTCCAGTGATTGGTCTTAATGCAAACATCTTGTGTGACTTTGTGGACTACACAGCACGTGGCGCCCTGTTGGACATTGGTATCAAGTATCAAGCCACTGCACCCAAAACAACACCTATCCCTTGGTTTAACAAACACACAGACACTAGCAAGAAACAAACAGCTCTACAAGAGAGCGAATCAACTAGCTATGTGATTGGTGTCATGAGTGATGTACTAGATTATGAGGAGTTACCCGATCTATGAGAAACTTACTAAACTTATTTGAAGACGCACTCAACGATGCCTGGTTCAAAGACGGCTTTGAAACATACAAAAAGCCAGCACAAGAAAAATACGAGATAGCAGACCAAGATGGTACTATTGAGACGCTAGAAGGTCCAGTAAAGTACAAGGCTGGATATTATATTCTCACTGGCCCAAAAGGTGAACGCTATCCCATGCCCCCAGAAAAGTTTGCACATCTTAAAGACGATCAAGGTCACGGCATTTGCACACCCAAGAAGATTATAAAAGTAGCCAAACTTGCTGACCATGATGGTGCAGTTAAAACAAGTTGGGGCGAAACTCTAAACTACACCGCAGGAAATGACTATATAGTTAGACACGGTCCTGGCGACTATGGTGTAGTTAAGGCAGACATTTTTAAACAAACATACGCAGTATAAGGAGAACTAGATGAAAGCAGTTGTATGGAGTAAGTATCATTGCCCATTTTGCGATCAAGCAAAGGCATTGTTGAAGGCAAAGAATATCCCATTTGAAGAAAAGAAAATTGGAGATGGATATACCAAAGAGGATCTACTAGAAGCAGTTCCTACAGCACGTACAGTCCCACAAGTATTCCTAGATGATCAGCTGATCGGTGGATTTACGGAACTTAAAAAATACTTTGAAAGCGAAAATGTTAATCAATAAATCAAGCAAAATTGAAGCTGGCGATCTAGCCACATTCAAACTGGTAAACGGCGATGAAATCGTTGGCACAGTAGACAGCCTATTGGAAGAGCCCGGTGGCGGATATGTTGTATCCAATCCCATGACTGTAGTACCAAGTCAAAAGGGCGTGGGCCTATTCCCCAGTCTCATGACTGGCAAAGACAAAGCAGTGGTTACACTCAAGTCGCAGCATGTAATGATGGCAGCACTAACCACAGACGAACTCAAGCCACACTACACACAGATGACTACTGGCATTGTGACAGCACCTGCAGGGATCATCAGCTAATGGGCACACCGGCTGCACGTAAGGGTGACACTGACGACAAAGGTCATAATATCGCTAGTGGCGTATCTGACAGTGTTCGTATTGATGGCGCCTATGTTGCTGTAAAAGGCAGTACTATGGACGACGGCGTTGCCATCGTCAGCGGCGTTGTTGATACGGTAAAGATCAACGGCATTCCTGTTGCAGTGGTGGGCAGTGTTACTGAAAAGCACAAAAAAGATCCGGGTAAAGACACACCGGGTACAATTAATAGTGGCGCAAGTGACGTCAAAATCGGTTAAATACTAGTATGGCATTAACTCCAACAGTATTATTAGCAACATCCGGCATGGCAAATGGATCAGGGCTAGGTATCAATCCTGACATGATCGTTACCATGGCGGCTGTGAGCAGCAACCCATTGGTTGCAACACTATCAAATCTCAACGTAAACTCTAGTTCGGTAGCCGGACTTGCTACAACACTGGCCACGCTACCTAGTTTTCTAGTCACAGCAGGCAACGTAGCAGCCAACGTGACAGCACAAGCAAGTCAAATTGCACCGGCTGCATCAGGCGGTGATCCTGCAAGCGGCATTAAAAGTCTCATTGGACTACACGGTAGCGCAGCAGGTGGCGCCAGTAGCATGGCTGAATTCAGCGCAGCCTTACAAAACTTTGGCAGCAAGAGTTTTGCAGACATGGGCGTACACTCTGCTGGATTCGCCGACGTTATAACCAACGGTGCTACAGCAATGAATCCTGTCATGAACAAGCTGGGATCACTAAGCAGTCAATTGCCCTTGGGCAGTTTGGGACAACTACCTGGCGGGCTATCTGGACTAAGTGTATCAACTCCCAGTCTTGGCGGTGCCGGCAGCTTGGGTGCCAAGTTGGGCAGTTTGATACCTGCAGGGGCAAGTCCGGCTGGCATTACTGCCGATGTACCCAGCTATCAAAAGGCTAGCCAACTACTTGGCGCAGCACAGGGCATTGGCAGTCAGCTCAATGGATTAACCGCCGGACTAAACAGCGCCAGCCCCAGTATTGTAGCCGGACTAGGTGCAAAAATAGGCGGACTAGCAAGCAGCTTTAGTGGAGTGGGACAACTACTAGATCCTACAGCATTAGCCAAGGGTCAAGCAGTATTAAAAAGCGAAAGTGTAAACGCTGGCATGGCCGATATTGGCAAAGGTGTCAAGAGCTACGGCTCGCTATTTGACTTTAGTGCCATGGAACTAACGGCTGTAGGTATGCTTAAAAGTTTGCAAAAGCAGGGATTGGCGGAGAGTTTAGGTATAAATGCTACTATCGACGCCTATGGTGCCGATCCTGCAAATCCAGATGATGTTCCTCCAGCAGTTGTTATGGCAGCACTGGAAAATGTCACTGGCGATGACTTGAAAAAGTTAATCAGTCAAACTGGTGTGACACTGGTTAAAGATCCCACTACAGCAGCAGACTTACTAGATCCCAACTATGTAATGCCTCCAGGAGCAGTTGCTATGTTGGGACTACGTCCTGGCAGTCACGGCCTGCTGGATCTTGGCAACAGTTTGACCAACTTGGGCGTACAGGGCGACAATGCCAAGATTGGTGCCTATGTTGAAAGCCTCAAGGTCAAGGCCACTGCATTCTTAGATCAAGTCAAAGAGCTGGTTCCACAAAGCGTTAAAGACACACTAGGTCCCATGACTGGTACAGGTTCGGGACTGTTTGGTAATCCTACAATGAGTGAGATGATTGGTACAGCAGCCGGTGCAACACACAAAGACTCGTTTGACAAGATCAATACCACATTGTCTAGTATCTTAAACAGTCCTGTGGGACAGCAGTTGTACAAAACAGCACAGGCACTAGTCACTGCAATTTTTACCACAGGTGTAACCACACAGTACACAGACTTTCAGACAGCAGTTACAAACTTTAACAGCACAGCAGCAAGCAACAGTGATTTGAAAACGGCAGTCACTACAGCGCAAACAGCCCTAACTGACAGCCAAAGTCATCTAGCCAAAGAAGTTAGCAATTTGAGTCTAGCTGGTATCAATCTTGCCAGTTTACCGGCAGCGCCAAGTGGCGTAGGATCAATTATGAACATGGCACACAAGCTGCATGACTATGGTGTTGACAAACAACAGATAGGACACAACGAGCTATTCTCGGGATTGGCTACAAATGACCTAACCGGTGACGCCATCATTGCTAGTCTGCAAGAAGGCAAAAACTTGGCCAAGAGCTATGCACTGGGATTACCAACTCCCATGGTGCATAATGACAGCGCAGCAGTGGCGGCAGCACAAATCAATGCCAGTGCCTATGCCAATACTCCGGACTCTAGCCTAACCTACACCGGACAAGACAACATTGTTTGGGACCGTATCGAGCAAGAACGTAGTCGTCGAGGACTACCATCATTGGCCAGTTTAGGTTATCCAAGACCGCCTGACCAGCCCGCAACAGCAGGCACAACGTTTAAGAGTAGCATTAGCCAAGTCACTAATCTTTGACGTTAACAACGCACTTAATGACAAAATAAGTCGCGAACAACCCCATTAACATAGCAGTTAACTAGTTATAGTAGCATATAACTCAGTTTTCTGCTGGTTATATAAACTTACTTGCCTTAAAAAGCAAGACCAAAGGAGGACAAAATATGAAAACGATAATGCAAATTATCCTATCAATAGTTGCCCTGACCGTAATGGCACCCGGTCATGCAAAAGAGGTCGCAATGAACAATGACCTCGAATGTCTAGCGCGAAACATTTATTATGAAGCTGCTAGCGAACCAACAGAAGGCAAAGTTGCAGTAGGCCTTGTTACCATCAACAGAAGCAACAGTGGAAATTTTCCCACAACCATTTGTGGCGTTGTTAACCAACGCACCAATCTCAGTGTACCAAAGAAGGTCACAAAAACACACACCGTAACTGAAG